CTATCTATGACCACCATATTTTCTCTCGAGACATCAAAAACAAAGCTTAACAGAACCATGAAACACCGGACAATTTGACCAATGCCAAAGCATCCCAAAGGAAAAGCACCACAGCACAAACTGACAGAAAGACAAAGACAAGAAATCATCCAACTTTGTTTGGCTGGTGAAATGACATATACCCAGATAGCAAAAAAATACGGATGTAGTCTTCCCAATGTTTCCAGACTGATGAAAAAATATCGAACAGATAAGGAAAAGAACAAAGCCAAAGAAGAAGCAAGATTGGAAGCCAAAAAGAAAGTGGTGGAACAATATGACACTGACCCCATCAGATTCCGAATTGGGAAACTGTTGGAAATCGAATCTGATATCCAATTTGCAAGAGAGGAAAAAGTTATTCACACCTTGGGTTCACTTCACAAACTACATCTTTCCCTTCATGATGATTTGAGAACTCACATTGAAGCATCCAAGGAAACCCATGGTTCCACGCCCCATCAACTGAAGATTGAAATCGTGGATGCCATTCAATCCCTTCCCCCAATACTGAAGAAACAAATCATGGATGAACTGTTGGTGGATGGTTCCAATGTTGTGAGATTGAAACAGAAATGATTTCCCTATTGCAAGCCGCGCGAAAAACCAAAGAACTGAAAGAATTGGCAGATGCCAAACCTTTGGATTTTTTCCGACCATCCCCACCACAGAAAACAGTATTGGAAGCCACAGAACCCATTGTTCTATTTCGCGCGGCCAATCAGCTGGGAAAAACTTATGTGGGCGCGGCGGAATGCCTGTACATGATGAAAGGGTTTTCACCATGGAAGGATTTGAGCCACATAAAACCACCCATCACAGTTTGGGCCATTGTCCACAGTTGGGAACAGTCCAAAATCATCCAATCCAAAATCCATTCACTGATTGGGGATGATGAATATGCTGATGATAGTCCAGAATATCAGGAAGGGAGGGGATACCGAGCAAAGAACCCATGGTTCAAATTGAAGAATGGTTCCATGTTGTTCTTCAAAACAGCGAACCAAGGGACCTTGGGAGCTGCCAGTGGTACGATTCATTTTGCATGGCTGGATGAACCCTGCCCACAAGCCCTGTTTGGAGAAATTGCGGCTCGACTTTTGAGAAATAGAGGAAGAATGTTGATGACCATGACGCCAATTGGTGGTGGGGATTTGACATGGTTGAAAAACTTGACTGAAACCAAACCACCCAAAGTCAGGGATATCCACGCGCCTTTATCCGTGGAGAACACCACACCATTGGGTTGTGCTCCTTTGCTATCCCAAGCCGACGTTGATAGGGTGGCGGATACATATCTTTCCATAGATAGGGCGGCGCGGCTGGAAGCCAGTTGGGACATTGGGGTCCCACTGGATGGAAGGATATTTGAACACTTTGGTGAACAACACATATCTGATTCACCATGTCCAGAAGGAAGCTACAAATTCTCTATAGGAATCGACCATGGCCACACACCCACTTCACAGTGTGCTGTTCTGGTGGCTATTTCAGATGATGATAAAACCATTTATGTTTTGGATGAATATTTCGCGGCTGGTGGTGAAAAAGAGACTGGAACAGCAAGACGCCACGCGCGCGCCATCATCGCGATGATAAGAAGGAATGGTTTGGAACCACTCCAAATCAATAGATGGACTGGTGATAGGCCCCATGGTGGGGGAAAACATGGTGGAAGAATGTCCAATTCACTTCTTCGTTCAGCTTTGGAACATGTTCTGGATTATCCAGCCAATTCATGCCCTTTCAGAATACACACAGCCCACAAACCAAGATGGTCTGTCTATTATGGATGCCAACTTATCCATGAAGCCATGGTTCAGGGAAGATTTGTGGTTCATCCCAAATGTAAGCGGTTAATTAGGTCACTATCATCATGGACATTGAAAAAAAGTGGGGCAATGGATAGGCTGTCAGAATGGAAACATATAATAGACGCTTTACGATATGCGACCACCCCAATTCTTGATGTAAAATATAGCGCGCCCAAGTTTTCCAAAATCCCCATTCATAGGAAATAATTATGTTAACGCAACCCGTGAAACCAATCTTCCCCGACAAGGGAACAAATGACAGAAGTGAAACCACAGCCAGAAGAAGAAGGCTTTTGGAAGGAAATTGGTCCCCAGATTTGGAGGATTTCATAACCGATTCTGTGGCCTTGGACAGACGCGCAATTTGGGGTTCATTGGATACTTCATCCAATGTTTTCAAGAATGGGTGTGAAGCTTTGGCTGTTCTGTATTCCAGAAAACCCACAGTGGGCATCAAACGAGAATTGGCCAATCAGGCTTATGATTTCATTGGTCCCAATGGGGCATTGGATAAAAGTCAATATTTTGAAATGATGTCCAGTGTTCAGATGAAAACAATTGGACTTCGTGAAATGTTGATGAGGATTGACATATCCGATTCCAACCAAATCATGTTCAGACCAGTGACCCCAGATATGGTTTTTGCAATGGCCCCAGCTGGGGACCCAATGAAAGCCAATTATCTATATGAATTGCGATTGCGCCAAAATGATGAAACTGGTGAAATGTTTTGGACGGCTGACACTTATGATATTCGTGATTTGTCCAATCCCAAATACATGGTTCATGTTGTGGAAAATGATGGAACGTTTGGTGATGATGTCACAGAAATATTTTTGGGTGGGAACCACAGTGGTGAAAAATACCCATATCGTGATGGGGCTGGAAAACCTTTCCTTCCTTGGGTCTTTTACCATGCCAGTATTGAAGGAAGACTGTTTTCACCTTATCAACTGTCTGAAGTTGTAAGTGGTTCCATGGTGGCGTCAACATATTACACATATCTGAAACATTTGATGTTCGATAATTCGTTTCCCCAACGCTATACAGTTTCGTGTCAACTGGCAGGACTGAACACCATGGACACCAACATGGCATCCCAAAGAATGAGTCTTTCAGCGGACCCATCATCCATTCTTTGTTTTGTAGCGGACCCAGATTCTTCCACCCAACCAATGTTGGGACAATTCCAAGCTGGAATGTCAGACCCTTCCACCATGTTGGGGGCCATTGTCACATATGAAAGACGATTGGCCACCCAAATGGGGATTGACCCAGCCAGCGTTCAGAAGGTTTCAAGTGACCCCAGAAGTGGATATTCCATAGCAATGTCCAAAGAATCTATGAGGGATGCCCAAAAGAAGTATGAATTCCAGTTTCGTGTTTCGGATATGGAAGCCATTTCCAAAGCTGCTATGATATCCAATGCTATATTGGGGACGAAATATCCAGAAGATGGATACATGATAAGTTATGAAGCCATTGAATTATCAGAAATGGAAGCCAAAGCAAAAACTGAAAATATCATCAAACTGTTGGATAAAAATCTGATTTCACCAGTGGATGCCATTTTGAAAATGTATCCAGAAATAACCACAGAAGAAGAAGCTGTGGAAAAACTCCGAATCATCAGACAACAAAAAATCGAATTTGCATAAACAAAGGAGCAATGAACCATGAAAACAATAACGCATGAAGGACAAGAATATATCTTGAAATCTGAAGTGGATGGAATCGTTCGTGAACGACTGTCCAAGGTGGCAGAAGGAAAACGAATCGCTGAAGGAAAAGTGACAGAACTGGAAGAACAGCTTTCTTCCATGAATGAAAAGGTGAAAGGGGTTGATGCCATGGCTTCCCAACTGTCACAACTCCAAGATGAATTGGCTGTTTCCAATCAACGATATGAACGACATTCAGCCATTGCATCCCATGGCATAACGGACCCCGAAATCAGGGATTTGATTGAATGGCAATACAACAAATCCATGGATGGAAGATTGAAGAAAGACAAAGTTCCACTATCAGAATGGATTGGTGGGATGAAGGAAAATGGGGAAGTTCCATTGGTTCTTCAGCCCTACTTTAAAACAGAACAATCTTCCCAGCCAGTGGCATCCACACCACAGCCCCAGCCCATGGCATCCACGCCACAGCCCCAGCCAGTGGCATCCACACCACATCAACAAATGGAAGTGGCCAGACCATCAACAAACCAAGGTGTAGCACCAACACAAGACCACGCCACCAGTGCAGATTTGTGGAAAAAGGCCGGAAGTGATTTTGATTTTTACCGTCAAAACAGAACAGAACTGAAAAAGCAATACTACCAAATGAGAAATTCCAGATTCAAAGCATGATAAAGAGTTTCACAGCCTATAATATAGATGATGCATATTATTTGCATGAAGGAAAGCCCAATGGCAAAACAAAGAAAAAAATCCAACGTTGTATCAAAGAAAATAAAGAAGCTATTGAAAGAGGGGAAACCAAGACGCCAATCGATTGCTATAGCTTTGTCAATGGCTGGGAAGAAGCGAAAACTTCCAACGCGTGGGACCAGAACAAAAACCAACCAAAAGAAAAAATAACCGATAAAAAGAGGAAAAACCAATGGCAACAATTGACCTTAGAAATTTAAATTGGAACAATGGTGGGGCTGTTTATAAACTGGCCAGTGTCACCACAACCAACAAAGAAATCCAGCTTCCAAAGTGGGCCAAACTTGTCACTGTCCAAGCTGTGAACCAAGCCATATATGTTTCATATGAAGGGACAGATGGAGCAAGTCCAACAGCCAACGCTTTCCCCCAAGCTGTGAACAGTATCATCCAATACAATCCAGTACAAACAGCCTCTGAAAGATATCTATATTTTGCATCCCAAACAGGAACAGCAAACATCTTTTTGATTTTCGAATAATAGAGAGAACGAACCATGGCCATTCCAATATACAATCCATCTTCTGGTGGAATTACAGAAATTACGGAAGAATTCACAAACCAATCCAGTGTATCAATTTCCCATTCTTTCAGTCACAAACCACGTGTTCTTATAGTAGATTCATCTGGAAACCAAATCATGGGAGATATTCAGTTTTTCAGTAACTCCATCACAATCACGTTTGTTTCGTCAATATCTGGGACTGTATATCTTATTTGACATTTTCAACCCACCAATGGAGATATAACCATGGACTTTTTCAATCCTTCAGTAACCTTCAAAGGTGCCGTTCAAGCCGAGAACGCACCATCCCAAGACAACCACTTAGTCAGAAAACAAGATGTGGCTGGTCTTTCTTTTATCGATGGAATCGCAGATTCTTCTTCATCGATGCTTTCAGTTTCCAATGGAAAACTGGCAATTTCCAACCTAGCTTTGACCGAT